AACCATGGAAGGACTAATGATAACACTGTACATTTTAGGTTTACTAACATTCTGGTGCTGGATTATCTACTGGTTGAATTCTTAGTGATAAATAATATTGTATTAAGTAAGAAAGAGTGGTCTGTTATTTTGGTTATAACATTTTTATTCTTAACTGCTGGACTTATAGGGTGGGGAGCTATCTACATAATGGTTTTTACATAAAACAGGAGAATTAAAATGGAACAGAAAAGAATAAATTGTTTGGAAAATAAAATAAAATGGACTAAGGATGAGGTTGATGAGGTTTTAGCCGATAAGGAGTTAGCTGATAAGACTCCAGATTTGGTAATTCAAGCAGTTGGTGAGTTACACATGGAAGTGGATCAATATAGGAGTAACAGACTATGACTAGTGCAACTAAGAAGAATAGTGGGCCATTCTATCCACACCACATTCCTACTATACTTTATGAAGGACATAACAAGGTACACTCAATGACTGTTACTAGGTATAAGAATGGTGAGCCTGGCCCTAAGTTCTTTATTTCAGGGAAGGTACTCAGTGAGTACAAGTATAACTCCCGGGAAAATACATTCACTAAGAAGGAGTGACTATGAATGAACTAATGATTACTATCCTGCTTCTCATACCTCCAGCTCACAAGGCAGTAGAGTGGGATGTGGGGGCAATACATAATCAAGTCCAAGTGAAACATAAGTATGGACTTGAGGTTTCCTACACTGCCATTATGGTTCCCTGTCACACTAAGGCTATCAAGGGTACTGGGCGTGTAGTCTACCACACTGAGTCAATGGAACAAGAAGTCTGTTATTTGGTAGATACCAATACTCCTGTTATGATAAGACATAAGGATCATTGGTATCCTGCTACTTATAAAACGCATAACGGAGTAAGAAAATGAATGAATTCTACAGTATATTCGTATTACTATATATTACTTTTACACCACTTGGAGGTCCGATGCAGGAAACTGTATCTATTGCAGGTATCTATAAAACAGGTCAAGAGTGTGTGGACAAGCGTGAGTACTTCATGTCACAAGAGAAACATCCTGGAGGTAAATATGGGTGTGTGCAAGCAGTCCATCCTGAGGATGATGCTAGAATGGAACGAGAACATATGAGGAGATCTGAAGGAAGTCATGGACAAGAAAGTTAATTATGTTTCTAATTGAGCTGAGTTATAGTATAGCAACATTAATCTCAGCGTACACTGTAATTTACCAGTGGATGCCTAGAGTAGGCGTATTACTAGGCTTCTTTATGCAGTTTATGTGGGTGCATTACTGGTATACTACAGGGCAGTTGGGAATAATATTATTAGATATTGGTATACTTTTTATCTATACTACTAGACTTGTGAAGTATTGGAGGGAACATGGAGACCAATAATCTTGTCCATTATTCCGGTGTGTTCAATAATAATGAACTGGATAAAATAGTGAACATGGAGAAAGATCTGGAGTTCTTTGATGGACAGGTAGGAGCTGAGAAGAACAAGCCTAAAAAAAGGATAACAACTATAGCATGGTTGCATCCTAACGTGGCTACACGATGGATCTACACGAGAGTTGCAAAATTATTTACTACGTATCCTATTGAGACTCTTCAGTCCTTCCAATACTCTATCTATAAAGAGACAGGGCATTATGAGTGGCACAAGGATACTGGCACAGCAGATGAGATGCAAAGAGCACGAGTAGCAACGGCAATATTACAACTATCAGAACCGGAAGACTATATGGGAGGAATATTAGAAGTCAAACTACCAAGATCATTACTGGTCAATGACTTTAGAGTTATTAAGGTAGAAAAGGAACGTGGTATGGTCTCTATATTCCCTGCTGGTTGGAAACATAGAGTTACTCCAGTTACTAAAGGTATTAGAAAAACACTCGTCATGTGGGGATTGAAATGAATACTGCAACTATGAAAGTAGCTATCGTAGGGTTTGCCAAAACTTCTTATGATGATACACCGTGGGATGATCCTTCTTGGGAAAAGTGGGGCTTGGCGTGGGATCTCAATGGTTGGGAGAGATATAACAGACTGTTTGATATGCACCATAGTATATTATGGGAAGTTATGACTGCCAATCCACTCTATGAGCACTATGATGGCAAGGGACTAGAGCGGAGAATATACAGAGCAGAAGATTACTACTCCGATAGACTACCTAAAATGTGTCAGAGTAGGGATCACAAAGTCTATCTTCAGGAAGATACTTATATTGGAGCTATTCCCTACCCTTTTAAAAAAGTAGACAAGATATCAGGTCATTACTATTGTTCTTCTATAAGTTATATGATAGCTTTGGCTATTGCGGAGAAAGTTAAAAAGATAGCCATCTATGGTGTGGATATGGTAGCGTCCGATGAATGGTTCCACCAGAGAGCCAACATGGAATACCTGATTGGGTATGCACGAGGTTCTGGAATAAAAGTTCTGCTTCCTGACAAATGTCCTCTGACAAAATTTCAAGATCAGTCGGATAACTATGGGGCCGCTTCAGTTACTTATTCGGATCGCTACGGCAATCCCAAATTTCCTCAGACCTTCAAGAGACGATTGGATTTTAGCGATAGTGAAATCATCCATCAGGTAAGGCGTAAAGGAGTCATTAATTGTTAAATCGACAAAAACTACTTGAAGCTGAAATGATAAAGCTTGGTATCAAACGATACCGTGATGAGAACCTTAAGGCTAGGAGAGGGAAACATGAATCCACCACGCCACCAGGAATCCAATTTATCAGAAAGTCCGTATCAACAGTATCAAAACGCATTGAGAAGGTTCTTAGATCCTATCATAAAGGGGAACCTGCCAAGTATCCAGTTGATGCACTCCAAAAGGTTGTTGAGCTCGATTGCAGTGTACAGGCTTTCCTCGCTCTTAAAGGGTGCATCAACCATCTCTCCACACCCGTTAGACTTGTTAAGGTCGCACAAGAGATTGGGAGTTTCATTGAAGACGAGGCTCGTTTTCGCTATTTCAAGCGGAATAATTCAGCCCTGTTCGGAGTGGTGGTCAGGGACTTATCGAAAAGAACAACAAACTACAGGAGACAAAAAAGAGTCCTAGTTCACTCCAGTAATAAGGATGGACAGGAGTGGAATAACTGGCCGATAAGCACTAGGATTCGATTAGGACAAATGTTGATAGAATTCATTTGTGAAACTACTAAATTATTTGAGATAAAAAAATATAACCAGAAAAACAAGGGAAGGCGAATGGTATTCATGTTAGAGGCTACTAAATCGTCCTTGGAGTGGATAGATAAAAAGAATTCCTTATGTGAACTCCTGAGCCCTGTTAAGATGCCTTGTATTATTCCTCCTAGAAAGTGGACTAGTATCTATGATGGAGGGTACTACGTGTATACTGATATGCACTTAGTCAAGTCTACAGATGTAGCTTACAAACAACAGTTAGAGACAAGAGATTTATCTATGGTCTTTGATGCTGTGAATACAGTACAGGAAACTGGCTGGAAAATTAACAAAGAAGTGTTTAGTGTCATGGATCATTTATTCACCCAACAGTCTACCTGTAAGGTAGTACCTGAATTTGAAGAAAGGACAATGCCTAAACCGTATCCGAAAGAAGGAACAAAAGATGAACAGATTGAGTGGAAAAGGGAAGCTACCCATATGCACTCCGATAATCAAAGAAGAAAAACAAAAAGAATACAGTTTGCACAACTCATGTGGATGGCAAGGAAGTTTAAGGATGAACAGAAATTCTTTTTCCCACACACTATTGACTTTAGGGGCAGACTATATGCGAACACTGCATTTCTCAATCCACAGGGGGAGGATAGTGCAAGAGGCTTACTGGAATTTGCGGAATCAAAAAAACTGGGAGACTCTGGACTAGCATGGTTAGCTATACATGGAGCCAACTGTTTTGGAGAAGATAAGATCTCTCTAGAGGATCGCTATGAGTGGACTACACATCATGAAAAAAGCATTAGACAGTGTGGAAGTGATCCACTGGCCTGGCCTTGGTGGATGGAAGCAGATAAACCTTGGCAGTTCCTCAGGTTTTGTATTGAGTGGACTAAAGCTAACAATGATCCTGAATGTGTCTCCGCTATTCCTGTAACAGTAGATGGAAGTTGCAATGGACTCCAGCACTTTGCTGGTATGCTCAGGGATAGAACAGGAGGGCAGTCTGTAAACCTCTTGCCTAATGATGTACCAACTGACATCTACGACATTGTTAGGCAGGAAGTCGTTAAAAGAATCGAGCTCGACAATAGTGAAGAAGCTGAGCTTTGGGACAATGGCAAGGACGTTAGCAGGGCTATAGTTAAGAGACCTGTTATGACTACACCCTATGGGGCAACCTTATATGGCATGAGGAATCAGATCCATGAGGAACTTAAAAAACAACTTGATAAGGGACAGATATTTGCCACCATTAGGGATGGGGTTGATTTATGGCCTCATTGCAAGTATTTGGCTCGACATATCTATGATGCAATTGGATCTGTGGTTGTCTCTGCTCGACAAGGTATGCAATGGCTTCAAGACGTTGCTTCCATTTTAGCCAAGGAGGACAAGTGTTTATACTGGACATTACCCACAGGCTTTGTAGTCAAACAGAAGTATCTCAAGTCCACTGTAGAACGAATCGTAACTGTCATCAACGGACAGGTAGCATCTCTATTTGCCAACAACCACCACGATGACAAATTACATAAAGAGAGACAGAGAAATGGTGTAGCTCCAAACTTTGTTCATAGCTTAGATGCTTGTCATCTTATGTTTACTATATTAGAGGCTAGAAGGAAATATGATATTGAAAGCTTTTCTATCGTACATGATAGTTTCGGTACTCATGCTTGTGATATGGAGAGACTAGCAATAGTAATACGAACCCAATTTATTAAACTTTATAAAGGAGATGTTCTTGGAGATTTTAGAGATCAGATACAGGCAATGACAGTAACTAAGTTACCGGAAATGCCTCAGTATGGAATATTAAACATAAATGAGGTAATGGAAAGTGAGTTCTTTTTTAGCTAATGCAAATATACAAGCCGTAGCTCATGGTATGGGAGTGGTAGTAGACTCTCTACAGGAGTTTAGTAAAGCAGAGAGACAAGCTATTATCTCTGCCGTATTCAATTGTCTTTATAATAATAAACTTAAGCAAAGTAGAGGATTGCATGATACAATGGAAGTAATAGATAAAATGCGGTGGGAATGTAAGAGAAGGAAGATACCCGAATTCGGGGGAGCTGAGCGTTACGTAATAGGAGAACTATAACATGGCTACAAAAAAAGAAGAGCAGAAGATTCACGTTATTGGTCCTAAGGTTGCCAGTTGGCCTTGGATTAATGTACCGGAGAAACAGCAGAATGGTAGTTCTGCATGGACTATCAAGGTTATAGTGGAAGAAGCAGAAGCCAAGAAGTTTCGTGCTCTTGCTCGTAAATATGGTGATGGTATGTTGCCTATCAGCAAAGAGAAGGTAGACAAGAAGGAGACAGGTAAGTTTGTAATCAAGTTTAAGAGAAACTGTAAAAGGAAAGACGGTGGTGATATTATGCCCCCTTCAGTAGAACGGTTCCATGAAGGTAATTGGGATAAGGTTCCACATAATAAGGTTAGGCTTGGTGGTGGTTCTGAAGTAAGTATTGCCTTCAGTCCTTTTTCTTGGAACAACTCAGGGAACACTGGTGTGTCCTTCTGGCTGGAAAAGGTAAGGGTACATAAGTTGGTAGAGTTCCAGAGCAAAGAGGATGCTATTGAGTGGGGTGACTGTCCTGATGGAGTACCTTTTGAGGTTGCTAAGGATGTAGAACCTAAGGCTGAAGAACCTAAGGCCGAAGAGTCTAAGGATAATGATTGGGGTGAGGATGAAGATTTCTAATATTCAAAGAGGAATAAGGGAAGGGTATCGTTCAGGCTTAGAACTCAACATAGGAGAACAACTCAATGCAGCTAAAGTTATGTGGAGGTATGAGCCTGAGCGTATTACTTACACGCCTAAGAAGCAAACGTATACACCTGATTTTCTCCTTCAAGGTCAGGGGATCAAGTTATATGTTGAAACTAAGGGTAGATTCTTGGCGAAAGATAGAACTAAGCACCTCCTGTTACAATCACAATACCCGAACATGGACTTGAGGTTTGTTTTTACTAACCCGAAGGCTAAACTTTATAAAGGGAGTAAAACAACTTATGGAGATTGGTGTATCAAATATGGATTTATATTTTCCAAAGGACGCATACCAGAAAGTTGGATCAGAGAGTGTATGTGTGG